CACCGCCACCGCCGTGCATGACGACATGGCAATACTTGGCCCCTTCAGGCTTGACCCATGTGGAGGTGCCAGCAGCCGTAAATTCTTGGACGTCCACCAACTGGGGCATGTCCTGCGCCGCGACAGACACGTAGACCACGGCGGAGCCGGAAAGGTTCAGCAAGGAGCCGGTCGAAGACGAACTCAGCGTGCGCGTGAGGGTCGTGCCGGTCGTGGTGTACGTCCCGGTGCCAATCTCCCACGCCGTGCCGTCTTCGATGACATAGCGAATGATGTCACCGTTCAGCGCGCCAGCGGTGTCGAAGCTCTGATATCCAGACGACGCGGAGCCGAGAGTTATTGTCCCGGCCCCGGTCGTTGACGTGGTCATCCTCGCCCGGTTGAGAAACGTCGGCATGATCTAGGTCTTAGGCGATGCGGATGATGGCTGTGGAAGAGGTGGCGTTGGGGAACACGATGGTGAAGTCGCCAGCCGTCGAGGTACGAGAACCACCGAAGTCCAGAACCACCAAGGTCGGGTTGGTCAAGCTGCCGTTGGGCGTCGTGTTGTAGATCAGCGCGCCGAATGCCGTGATCGTCGCGGTCGAGAAGATCAGGTCGCTGAAGTCGGCAAACGCCGTCGTTCCCGAAGTCACCACGCCAAGGCTGCTCAAGGCACCGCCACCAGCCGTGTAGCCGGTGCCCGTGATCTCGTTGGTGGCAGTGTACTGGGCCACCGTCTCGTTAAAGCTGGCGCTGTTGGTATACATGGCCAGCTTGAATGCGTCGCCACCCGCCGCCGTCGTGCGGAGGTCATGCGCGCCCTCAAGGAGTTCGTCCTTGAAGCTGGTGCAGAAAAAGTTTCCACCGAAAGCCATTTTACAGTCTCCTGATCAGTTCGGCGAGTTGTGGATGCCCTGCATCCTTGATCGCATTGTACACAGTTGTTCGGTCGCTGGCGATAGCCTGACGCATGTAGTGGGCAAGCACCTGCTCCGTTCTGGCCTTGTACGCTCTGGCCTGATCCCTGATCGCAGGGGGTGCCGTGTCTGCGACGCCAATGAGTTTGTCGCTGCACAGCTTGGCCACCTCTTCGGGGGTCATGCCACGGTTGTTGGTCGTGATCACTTCCACCTTGAAGTCGTTGGAAGCGCCCATAGCCGGTATCATCATCATCCCTAATCCTTAGTTCGTGTCGATCCAGACGTCGCCAATGGCGGGCAGAGGCGGTGCGGTGGTCCCGACACTGATGTTCAGGGCCGCAGCCGTTCCCGCGCCGCTTATCTCGGTGAGGGGTATCTGGTTGAACCCCGCGACCGGATTTATTCCATCTCCAAAAAGCCATCCAGTCAAGCTTTGTGCGCCAGTACCACCCTGAGGTACGGTGATGACATCTCCAAAGACGTAGCTTTCGGCGTACGCGCCTATCATCGAGAGCGTGATGCGCTTCGAAGTTCCCGCCTGAACGATCTCAAACTGCTCTGGCCCCGACAGCGAAATGGCTAGGGGGAGGTCAGGAATTCGTACGTTTGCCATATCAGCCCCCTTGGGTCACACGGAGAGCGCCATCCTCGACGATGCGCGGATCGTCATCCGGAACCTGCAGGCCGGTCACGACGGTGATCCCGTTGTTCAGGGTGACCACGCGAGCGTTCTGGGCCATCACCGAATAGATGTCCAGACGCGGGTTCAGGATCGGCGGCGGGTCCGCAGGAAGGACGATGGAGCGCAGCTGCGGCTGGGCCTTGTCCATGCAGTGGCGGCAGACCAGAATGTTCTTCTTCATCATCGCAGCGCCCGCCCAGTCAAACTGGAAGGCTAGATCAGCGTGATTGTATCGAATTCCGCAACGGTCGCAGATCGCATGGGCCTGCGGATTGGTTGCGGATGTACGTGCGCGACCTGCTTTTGATGCATATCCCATGGGTCAGTTCCGGAAATAAGACCCTATCATCGGGGAGATGTAGGTGTTGACGTTCTCGACGTTCTGGGCGGCGGCGATGTCGTAGCTTTCGTCAGCCTGCCCCTTCAGCGCCACGGCGATCTGCGGGTTCCAGATGCGCGCCAGCCGGTACGTCAGGCCGTCAGCGAACGCCTCAAGCCACAGGTACGGGATTTCAGCGTTCTGGCCGTTCACCAGATTGGCATCTTGGATGCGGCGGACCCGGTAGTACCGCAGGGTCTGCACGGTCTCGACGGCGGGCACCGGCCAGAGGGTCAGGTTCGGAGACACCAGTCGGTCGAACCAGAAGACGGTCGGGAAGCCCTGCCGTGTTTTTGTAGAGTACGATGCATATTCCGTGCGGCTGACCGGCATGATGGGTCGGTCGACCGGGGGAGACACGCCGTCGTCGGTGCGGATGTAGGCGTCGAGGATCATCACGGTGGTGGGATCGACGACGTACGTCGCCTGACCCTGCACCAGCGGGGTGGTGATCAGATCGACGGCCCAGAGGTTCACGCCTTGGTTGGCCCAGCGGGACAGCATCATGTTCGTCGCCATCCGGGCGCTCTCCATGTGTTCCTGCACAAGGGAGGTCGGGCGAATGCCGATGTTCATGTAGGCGTAGATCGTGATCTCGCCCAGACTTGGGTTGAAGTCGTAGGTTCCACTGGTTGTCATGGATCAGCAATCCCACTTTCGAAGAGACAGAGCCTTGCGGGTAGGCTTGCCCTTTTCGTCCTTCATAGGCCCCGGCATTCCGGACATCCTAGCACAGAAAGACTTCTTGCGGCCAGCGTCCTTCTCGGTCTTCGGATTGGGGGCGGGCGGCTTCAGGTTCATGCCCTGAGCCTTTGCGGATGCCCGCCCCTTGGCGTTGAGGCCGCCTGTGGGGTCTTTTCCTTCAGATCGGGTCCACGCTGGCGTCTTGGCCATCAGCGCCTACCAGCTTGAACCAGATAGGCGGTGACGGTGCCGGTGCCAGCCGTGACGTTGATGGACACGGCATGGCAGGGCGTTGTCAGGGCGGCATTGGCGCTGGCGGTCAGAGCGGACAGCCCGGTGGGAACAGCCCAGACGGTCGGCGCAGCAGTCATCGGATCGTCCATCGAAATCTCGATGTTCGCCGTCGCCGTGCCAGTCACGACGATAACCAGCCCGATGTTGAACGGGTTCGCAAAGCTGTCTGCGGCATAGATATTGCTTCGACCGGTCCCGGTCTTGGTGAGCGTAACTGGGGTCACATTAACCTCCTATGGGTGAAGAGGGGCCACTGGCCCCCCTCTTTACTTTGCCTTGGAGGAAGCAGCCGACATCAGCGGCATGCCGTAGACGCCCTGACCGCCGGACACCGTGCGGCTCCCGTTGGCAGTGTGCGGGCTGCAGTCTTCGGTGGGGGCGCATTTCCCCACAGAGACCTTGGTATTGATGGACATGCTGGGCTTTTTCGGACCCACCCGAATGCTTTTGTCCATGGCGATCACGGCAGGTCGTGCGCTTGGATGTAGCGAACGGTCAGCGTGCCCGTGCCAGTGCCGGTGTTGGTCGACAGGACGAAGATGCGCTTGTCGGTCGTGCTGTCATCCCAGTTGGCTACGCGGGTCGCGTCTGCGCCGGGAAGCAGGCCGATCACACCAAGAGTACCGCCAGCGCCGAGAGCGACAAGTTCGGTGGCAGTGGCAGACGTACCGACGTTGAACGTCGTTGCGGCACCGGACCAGATGGCGGTGACGACCATCTGAATGTTCAGGATGTGGCTGTCAGCCGGAAGCACGATGTTGGTCCCAAGGGCGGTGGCGGTGCCAGCCTGCGTGATCGGGGCGGTCTGAACCATGACGACGGAGCCGACGTTGCGGACGTCTTTGCCAAGGGTCGTGCCAGAGGTGTTGAGGATGTCGCCAGCCCGGATCGGGCCTGTGAAGGTAGTCTTGCCCATGAGAGGCTCCTTTGCACATGATAAACGTTCTGTCTGTGCAACGTCCGCTGGGCGCGGTCAGAACGTCCGGTCCACCCAGACAAGGAGAGGAGGGGGGCCGAAGCCCCCCATCCCAGATCAGGTCGGGAACGATCCGAAGATCGAGCGCCAGTTGTAGTACCCGAAGGAGTACCGCTCGTAGCCCTTGACCAGCAGGTTGTCCGTGACGAAGTCCACCTGCATGTCTGTTTCGAACTTGACGCGCTCCATGTAGGAGAGGCCGTCGATGTTCGTCAGCAGGAACCAAGCACCGGCAGAGGTCAGGAAGTCGTTGACCATGTAGCCTTCCGGCAGGCCGCCAGCGGTCGACATGATCGCGTTGACGTCGTTGTCGGCGGTGCCGGGGCGCAGTTCGGTCTTCGTCAGGCGGATCGCGACCGGCTCCAGTTGGGGCGGAACGACCAGCTTGCGACCACGTGCGAACACCTTCAGACCGGCCTGATCGCGGAAGTTGGTCCGGATCGAGATCATCCCGTTCAGCAGGGTGGCCTCGTTCAGTTCAACGTCCGTGGTCGGGCGGTTCGCAACGGTGCCGCCGTCGATGGGGTGAGAGGTGGAGCAGAGCGCCACGCCGTCACCACCGATGGAACCGTTGTAGGTCGTCGCGGTGTTCAGGATGTTCGCACCGTAGATTTCTTTGGTCTGCTGAAAGCTTTCGATCAGGCCAAGGTTCGACGGAGCAAACTGGGTCTTGTAGAGGTTGTCATCGACCGCTTTGCGGGTGATCGCATAACCAAGACCGATTTCGGTGTGTTCTTGGTTGTAGATGAAGCGCTCACCGGCGTTGTTGTCGAACGCGGTCTGACCGCCCTCGTTCTTCAGCTGGGCATACCCAAGGAAGCGCATCTCGGCGGTACGCTCGAGAGCCATCTTCGAATTGTGCTTCGTGAAGATTTTGTCGTACTGAGACGGGATCATCTCGTACTTGCCCTCAACACCACGGAGGCCGGGGAGCAGAAGGTCTTTGATGGCAGAAAGGTTAACGGCCATTGTTCATGCTCCTCAGATGCCGGTCAGCTGTTTGGTGCTGACGTTGTTGAAGGACACGATGACGAGGTTGTACGCCCCTGCTTCAGTGCCCGGTGTTCCGGGGGGATCGATGTCCAGCCCGACGATGCGGAACGGCAGGGTAGCCGTGACACCAGCGGTCGACATATCGACGGAAGCCCCAGAGAGACCCGTTGCGGCGTTGCCGGTGCCAATGGCGAAGTTGACGTTCGCATTGATGTCGGCAGCGGTTGCGCCGGTCGCGCCGGTCTGGGCGACGAACTTGGCGTTCGGGTCGTTGATGATGTAGCCTTCGACGACTTGGTTCGAAGCAACATCGGAACCCGGCCAGTAGTTCGACCAGACGGTACGCTTCTGCGACACCGACAGGTACTTGCATCCAGAGAAGACGCCAGCGATCTGGGTGGTGCCGGGAGCGCCGACAACCACGAAGCCGTTGGCATCGGGGAGTACGGGGTCGCCGTTGTAGATGGCAGTTGCGTTGTAAGCGATCCGGACGGTGACCTGTTCGTAGGTCGGGGCCGATCCAGTGCCGCTGTATTGCCGGAAACCGAAAGGCGCAGCAGTGTTCGCCATAACGGGGTTCTCCTTTACAGGAGGTCCATCATCGCGCGCCGGGGCGAATTTAGAACCGGGGAAGGTCGCCTCCCCACCGGGGGGAGAATGCCTGCATACTACACGGTTCTGGTTGTTAGTAAAGAGTTCGAAAAAAAGGGGGCCGAAACCCCCTTGTAGTCGAGCAGGCAGTGCAAGTTGCGTATGTATTTTCTACATCGAGAACATCGAGCAGGCAATAGCCGTTTTTCCGTTGAACAGAGGACCCTTCTTTTTCGTGTGAACCTTCACCATAGCGCACCGGTGCTTCAGGGTCTTGTTCGCCCCCAAGTCGCTGGGTGGAGCGTTCTGGAGGTGAACGCAGGTCGTGCATTTCATCCCCTTGGACGGGTCAGCCCAAGTAACCTGACCCTTTGTCGT